TTCAACAATTGGAGCAAATGCCTCAATGGTACCAGTACAGCTTGGGCACGATTGTTGCTGCAAGCTTTGGAACACGAGCGGCAACGAAATTCTTCGGAAAGAAATAGATGACCTACACGATGGAAAAGATCCTAGCTTGGAAATTGTTACCTAGAGCAATGATGCTGGCTATGACTATTATGGCTTATCAAGTTGTACAGTGGTTCATGGACTTAGGACCAGCAGCCACTACACAGCAAACAGCCTTTGTATCAACTGTAGTAGGTGCCATGACGGGTGCTTTTGCTGTATGGATGGGGCACGAACAAAAATGAATACTGTAATTTGGGCACTGGTGTTGACTGTTTGTACAGCAGAAGGAAAATGCTTTAATCAGACAGTTCAGTGGTTTGATAACGAAAATAAATGCGAACGAAATAGACAGGTGTATGAAGAGATACCGAAAGATGGTTCGTGGGCATCTGTCGAATATAAGTGTGGTATCGTAGGAGCGTTGGAAATATAATGTCTATGTTCAAGATGGAAAACACTGAGGGATTTCCTACTACAAGAACTAAAGTACAAACCTATAAAGAAAAAGACATACAGGTTGCTGTAAAAAACTACGTACTTAGTTGGGACTATGATGCCCTTGTAGATTACGTTGTACGGGGTATGTACGAAAAGTATATGGATAGAACACAGCCTAGAATTCATATAGATAACCTCATGGAAGAGTTCGGGGAAAACCGATGAAATACAACACTTCGCATTTCTTAGATAAGCTTATCGAACACGAGGGTATGGTTCTTACCGTCTATCAGGATACGCTTGGTATCGACACAATCGGTATCGGTCGTAACTTGAAAGACAGAGGGATTAGCAAAGAAGAGCTTGCTTACCTAGATATTCCAAACGTTGAGACTGTGTACCAGCACGGCATTACCGAAGCCGATGCGCGGTTTCTTGCAATGAACGACATCAAGATTGTAGAAAGCGAACTGTGTCGGGTTCACGAATGCGTAGAGAACTTGGATGCGGTTCGCCAGCTTATTCTGATGGACATGGCATTTAACATGGGTGTACCCCGTCTGTGCAAATTTAAGAAGATGTGGTCTGCAATCCACGAAGAAAACTTTGAAGCTGCGGGGTTTGAGATGATGGATTCGAAGTGGGCACGACAGGTAGGCCGAAGGGCACGTATACTTTCAGACGCGATGAAAGCGGGAGAATTTTAATGAAAACTATAGCACAAAAAATAGGAATGGCTAAAGAGGAACCGAAAGAAGTTAGTGGTGTAGCCAAGCCTTTTCCTTCTAGTGCACCTTATCGTATGCACAAAAAATACTATGAAAATAACATAGACAATATTAAAGATATATACAAAGAGCAGGGCATGGAACTGCCTAGCTATTTCGGTAGTGCATCCGACTATGCAGACTATCGTCGATCTCAAAAAATGTATGGTGGCAAAGTTCAACCTCGCGGTGCCATGCGTAGCACGGAGACAAGGTAGCATGTCCAGAGGAAGACCCGCAGAAGAAAGTGCTGAAAAAAACAGATCAGATGTAGGAAAGTCTATCGAACATGACATGCGTAGACCACCTCGCCCACAAGAACCGGGAGGAATCTACATACCAGATAAACCAACTGACAAAGCTATCGAATTAATGAAAAAAGGAAAAAGGGTAGCTTTTACCTAATGCAACCTAACCAACAACGAACGAGAAAAACGAATGATTGCAGAAACTCTTGCAGGTATCGCACTGGTAAAGAGTGCAGTCGATGGTATTAAGTCTGCAATCAACACCGCCAAAGACGTAAGTGAGGTTGCAGGGCACATCGACAACCTGCTAACTGGCGAAAAGCAGGTTCAACAACAACGTGCTAAAAAGTCTGGCACTAGCATTGGCGACCAGTTCGGCATCAAGTCGGTTGCACAAGAAGTTATCGACGCACGACTCGCCCAAGAACAAGTTAACGAAATGCGTACCCTAGTTGATATGAGGTTCGGCCCCGGAACGTGGCAATCCATAGTTGACGAACGAGCACGACGCATACAAGAAGCAAAAGAAGCTGAACGACAAGCTAAGATTGAGGCCCAACGTGCTCACGATGAGATGATGGAAGGACTCAAGAACTCCGTGCTGGTTAGTTTAGTTGTTGCCATAGCAATGGGTTTGTTTTTTGCTCTCCTTGTCTTCCTTCCGAAATAACTTGACTAATTTACATTTTTAGTCTATAATAAGTTCGAAGGGGATTAATATGGACAAGCTTGCAGTAGATGCACTCCGCCACACTTACGAATCAAAAAAGAAGACAGCAGAATATGTTTTTAAAAACTCTAAAAATGACTTACTTGCTATGGATAAGGCTGTTAAAGACTGGTCTGAAGCGCATTACCGCTTGTGTACGCTTGACTGGTTGGAAGACGACTATGACACGCTTCCGTCGCTGTTTGATTAAATACGTTGGCTGGGGTTTGCTATATTGTGGTAAGCCCTTTACCGCTGTAGGTAATTGGTTTTGGAAGTTGCATCGTAAAGTTTTGGATTGGAATAGCAAGTAGTGTCCATCACGTCATATCCAAATCTGGTTCGCTTATCAAGTACAGGCGATGGTAACCTCGTAGCTTTAGGTGGAACAAACGTAGACGCATTTGGTCGGTTACGGACAGCTTCACCGTTTACCTTATTTGACAGTCAAAATCGATTTGGTATAGACGGGCAGTTTGATACGAGTACATCAGGCAGCGGAAGCGCATCTCACTTAGCCAACGAAAGTAGCGTACAGATGTCTGTAACGACTACTTCAGGCGATGAGGTGATAAGAGAAACAAAGCGGGTATTTCCGTATCAGCCGGGTAAAAGCTTGTTGTTTCTTGCTACGTTTGTATTTGCTGCGCGGCAAACAAACCTTCGCCAGCGGGTCGGTTTCTTCGGAGCCAACGATGGTGTCTACTTTGAACAAAACGATACAGATATTCGGTTTGTTGTTCGTACGTCAACTAGCGGTAGTGCTGATGATACAGGCTACGTAGCACAAGCCAACTGGAACGTAGATAAGTTAGACGGTACAGGACCAAGTGGTAAAACCCTAAACGTAACCACAAGCCCCAAAGCACAAATCTTGTTTATGGACTTTGAATGGTTAGGTGTCGGGACAGTAAGATGCGGGTTTGTAATAGACGGTCAGTTTATTGTCTGTCACAAATTTCACCACGCTAACGACGTAACGTCTGTGTACATGAAAACGGCAATCTTGCCAATTCGTTACGAAATTACTGCAACAGATACTCTGTCTAGCGGTACAAGCATGAAGCAAATTTGTTCTAGTATTGTTAGCGAAGGTGGCTATCAGCAAGTTAAAGCGTTAAGTTGGGCACGTATGACTGCTGCTACCACAGTAACTACATCTTTTGAACCGCTGGTTTCTATACGATTAAATGCAAGTAGCTTAGATGCCGTAGTTTTACCAGCGTACTATACGGTGTTTCCAATTCCAAATAACGTAGACTACGAGATAGCCCTAATTAAAAATCCAACTTTAACTGGCGCATCTTACAATACCAGTGCATTTAATAATGTAGACTACGATGTGACTGCTACAGCATTAACAGGCGGTTCAATTGTTTTACAAAACTATACTAAGGGAACCAACCAATCTTCCGGTGACGCTATTGTACCAACAGGGTATAACTTTGATTTACAGCTAGGAAGAACCATAGCAGGTACAAGTGACGTATATACTTTAGCCGCACGTACAATTTCTGGTACAGACGATATCATAGGGTGTCTTGCTTTTTGGGACTTAACAGACGGTAACTGACATGGCAGAACGTAAAAAACGCACCCTTGCTTTAGAACTTACCACAAGCAATCAAGACATCTACACCGTACCGACACGTTTTACAACCGACGTAAACAGTATCTACATCAACAATTCATCTAGTTCGTCGGTTACATTCAGTCTCGACTGGTACGACGCAGCAAGCACAACCTACTACACCCTTGCTGAAGCTGTCGAACTTCCGGCAAACTCGCTACTTCAAATAACCGACTATCCTTTGTATTTGATTGGCGGCGATAAACTACGCGGCCTTGCAAGCGCAAACAGTTCCGTAAATATTTCAATATCCCTTGAGGAGTTCTTTGAGACTTCTCTTTAAACTGCCCTAAAGGAGATACCTAATGGCAATCACAACCGCGATGTGCACGTCGTTCAAGTCTGAACTTTTGGGCGGTACGCACGACCTTGATACCGATTCACTTAAAATTGCACTTATTAAAGATTCCCCTAGCGGAACTTACGGTGCGGCAACAACCAACTATTCAGATGTAACAGGCAACTCTGACGAAGCAAGCGGAACAAACTATTCTGCTGGAGGTCAGGTTCTGGACGGTGCAACTATCTCAACAGATGGTACAACTGCAATCGTTGACTTTACAGATGAAGTGTTCAGCAACGTTACGTTGTCTGCTGACGGTTGTATAATCTACAACACTGCCGCAAGTAACGCAGCAATTGCTGTGATTGATTTTGGTGGCACAGTTAGTGCTTCAGCAGGTGACTTGACTATTGAATTCCCTGCAGCCGACGCAAGTAACGCTGTTATTCGGATAGCCTAACATGGCTACGTTTGATACTGCAGATGCTTTATATGGCACCGGACAATACGGTGCTGCATCTTATGGTATCACGTCCCCTACGCAAGTAGTCGGTGGAGTCGAAGGCACAGGCCAAGTTCAAACTGTAGCTATAAACGGTTTTGAAATCGACTTATCTGAGCGTCTTGTTGGTGTATCAGCCACAGCCGAAATCGGTAACGTTTTAGGTAAAGGCCCTGCCGCAAGTAAGACTGTGGATGGCGTAGAGGGAACCGGAAGCGTAGGAAGCTTACGTGCTAATCCGGGAACTAGACTAACTGGTGTATCTGCAACAGGTACTGTTAACACAGTATTTGAAAACCCAGATGAAGGTCTTATTAGTGTTAGTGCTACAGGTTTTGTTGGTAGTCTCACCTTTTCAAACACCCACCACGTCACATCTGTAGGTATGACAGGTTCGATTGGTGCAGGAACGTACACAGGCGTAACCCTAGTTATTCCCGTACTTGGTTATAGCAGATCCAGAACCTTCATACTAACCCCGTCACAAGCAAGAAGGGTTGCGTAATGTCTATTAAGTGGCAAGATAAAGATCCAGATGATCAGGTAGATTATTCTATCGACTGGACAAACATATTAGAAACACACATTATTAGCAGTGTGGCTTGGAAGGTTTACGATCCGTCAACAAGCGCGTTTGTTACCTTCAATCAAGGTGACATTGTAAACGGTTTGCAGTACGTTACCAGCACCAACACAGACACGGTAGCTACCTTGTACTTGGGCTTGGGAACCAACTTTCAAGAATACAATATTATTTGCCGAATGACGACAAGCATCTCGACTATATTTGAGCAGGAAGCACGGATTCGTGTCGTGGAGAAAAACTAGATGGCATACGATTTTTTAGGATTAACAAATGATATTGCCCGTCGGTTGAATGAGACAGAACTGACTTCCGCTAATTTTCCCACTGTCACAGGTGTCTACGCACAACTAAAAGATTCTGTAAACGCTGCAATCCGGGATATTAACCAATCACACTTTGCATGGCCTTTTAATCATAACTTTGATGAGATAACCTTGACTGCAGGTCAGTTGAGATACCCTCTGCCAACCAATTCAAAGTACGTAGATTTTGATACCGTTCGTTTGCAGCGTACGACTACACCCCTTGTTGAAAGTGCTCGTAAACTAACACAACTATCCTACGACGAATATGTGAGTCGGTTTATTGACGAAGAATACAAAGCCGCATCTCAAGGGTCTGCGCCAGAATACGTTGTACGTGCACAAGACAGCGACATTATTTTTGCACCGATTCCAGATGCTGCATATTCTGTGAAGTATGAATATTACATGTATCCTGCAGATTTAACCAACGATACAGATGTTCCTACTATTCCTTTTCGCTATCGACATGTAATTGTAGATGGCGCAATGTATTACGCATATATGTTCCGCGATAACTTAGAGTCTGCACAATTGTCTTTTAGAAAATTTGAAGAAGGTATGAAACGTATGCGTACACAGAATGTAAACGAAAATGTATACGCAAGGGCCATTTAGATGCCAGATCGTTGGAATACTAACATATTTGAATTGAAGGGGGGCTTAATAACCAACCTGTCTCCGTTGCAGCATGGTATAACCGCCCCCGGAAGTGCACGAATATTACGAAACTTTGAACCGTCGGTTTTTGGTGGATATCGCCGTATTGAAGGGTTTGAAAAGTTTGATGATAATGATATTCCGGGAAGCGGCTTGATTAGGGGCATTCTTCGCTACAAGGATAATGTATATGTAGCACGGGGCACGTCTGTATACAGATCATCAGGCAGTGGTTGGACTGAAATAACCAACAATGCTGCTTTTAATAGTGCAGGGGTTAACATCGGAGCCGGATCTAGCAAAGTTAGATTTTTAAAGTATGACTTTGATGGCAACGAAAAGTTTCTTTTAGTCGATGGCGATAGTGCAAATAAACCATTTCGGTTTGATACTTTGACGTTTGAAGAACTAACATCTTTGGATAATGATACTTTAGCATGTAGTCATGTAATAAATTTTAAGAACCATGTGTTTCTTGCAAGCGGTAAAAATGTTATTTTTTCTGCTCCATATGAAGATGATGACTTTACAAGTGCTTCTGGGGGTGGTATAATAAATATAGCTGATAATGTAACAGGTTTAATTGTTTTTCGTGATCAGCTAATTATTTTTAGTGAAAATAAGATAAATCGTATCGTGGGTAGCAGTGTAGCAGATTTTACCCTACAGCCTGTTTCACAAGATCTGGGATGTATTGCTGCAGACACTATTCAAGAAATAGGCGGTGACATACTTTTTTTAGGGCCAGACGGTATCAGAACGTTTTCTGCTACAGACCGTGTTGGTGACTTTGGATTAGGGGTAATATCGAAGCCTATCCAAGAGGATGTGCTAGATTTAGTTTCTAGTAGTACCTCGTTTAGTAGTATAGTCATCAGAGAAAAAAGCCAGTATAGAATATTTGGGTATAACGTAACAGTTCAACCGTCAGCATCTAAGGCAATAGCCGCAACACAATTGCAAGAAGGTATATCATGGAACGACTTGCGGGGCTTTAAGGCTTATTCTACATTTAGTGAATACGATGGAAATACAGAATTTATATACTTTGCAAACGACACAAACTACGTATACAGAATGGAACAGGGAAATACGTTCGACGGTACAAACATAACAGCCACTTTTGCTACACCGTTTGTGCCTTTGCAAGATCCCAACTTACGTAAGACAGTATTTAGAAATACAACTTTTATAGATACAGACGGTGTATTTGAACTACAGATGTCTATTAAATACGACTTTGACCAGTCGGGTTCAGTACAACCACTACCAGTTACCTTAAACAATGCAAGTGCGACATCTGTTGTTTTTGGTGCTGGCGTATATGGCACATCAACGTACGGCAACAAAGCTAGGTATATTTATGATGAGCCAGTAACGGGTTCAGGATTTACCGTATCAATCCTATACGAAACATTGGGTCAGACACTTGACTCTACATTTACCATAGACTCTGCAACCATACAATACGGACTCTATGGAAGGAGATAATAGATATGGGTACAGGATATACTCGTAACGATACCCCAAACAACATTGCAGACGGTAACGTTATTAACGCTGCTGATTTGGACGGTGAGTTTGATGCAATTGTAGCTGCATTTAACTCATCTACTGGTCACAGTCACGATGGAACAACAGGAGAGGGACCGCAAATCACATCCAGTGGTTTGGCGGCTAACGCTGTTACAGCAACAGCAATTGCTGCAAACTCTATTGCGCTAGGAACTAAGACAACAGGTTCCTACGTTGAACAAGGTGCAACGTCAGGCAACGGTCTTAGCGGCTCTGTAAACGCAGAATCCGGGACGTTTACTGTTACGTCAAATGCAACCGACGCCAATACAGCAAGCACCATCGTATTTAGAGATGCAAGTGGTGACTTTTCTGCAGGGACAGTAACAGCCGCCCTCACAGGTAACGTAACGGGCAACGTAACAGGTAATGTTACTGGTAACGTAACTGGTAACGTGACTGGCAATGCCGACACGGCTACCGCCCTTGCAACAGGACGCACAATCGGGATGACAGGCGATGTGGTATGGACATCAGCCTCATTTGACGGTTCAGGCAATGTAACAGGCACAGCTACAATTCAAGCCAACTCAGTTGCTTTGGGCACAGACACAACAGGAGATTACACATCTGATATTACAGCCGGAACAGGTCTGGCGTCTACGGGTGCTACATCTGGGGAAGGTATTTCTCACACTCTATCGCTTGACCTGAACGAACTCACCACGTCGGTTTCAGACGGTGACGGGGATTTCTTTGCGGTAGTTGATTCTCTTGGAAACCAAAAGAAATTAACTAAAGCCAATATTGCGCTGTCAGGGTTTGACAACGATATTACAGGGAGTTTTATAACTGATGTTGCAAGCGATACTACGCCCCAGCTTGGTGGCAACCTTGATCTTAACAGTAACGATATTACTGGTACAGGCAATATCAGCATTACAGGGTCTGTTACATCCGACGGTTTTGTAGGTGGAGATAGTGATAAAATTCAGCTTGGTACAGGAACTGATTTAGAGATTTATCACGATGGTACAGATAGCATCATAGACAATTTGAGTAGCGTAGGTAGTATCAAAATACAAGATACTTCATCCACTGTAGTAGAGATTGATGCTGCAGGTGTAACGGTAACAGGACGTGCTTTGAGTTCTGACGGAACCAATGCCATCACAACCGACTCACCAAGCACCAACGTCATCACGTTTGATCTGGCTGACAACACCAACTTCCAAGCCACTACAACAGGCGACGATGAACTCACCTTTACTAACACTGTAGCTGGTCAATCGGGTAACATCTTCTTAACTACTGGCGGCGGCACAATTTCTGCCAACGCTATGGTAGCTATTAACGCAGATGCACTAACAGCACTTGCTACCGCTGGTGTGTATCACTTAGCCTACTTTGTAAAAGCTGCAACGGGTGACAATAGAGTTTTGGTTTCTGTATCAGGGGCATTAACATAATATGAGTATTCTTCAAGCAAATGGTGCCGGACTAGGCGGTGCGGGTGATCCCGGCGGGGCGTTAGCTGGTGGCGTTTACGGCACAACCATTGACCAGTCTCTGCGGTTTGATGGCAGTACCGCATATCTAAGCAAAAATGATTTTGGTACTGCGACAGATACAAATATACGCACGTTTTCAACTTGGATAAAACAATCTGATTTGTCGTTTTCAGATTATGATGCGATTATCGGTTGTGCGGCTAGTAATATTCAAACTCTAACTTATTACAGCGACAATACAATAGGTTTTTACAACACTGTAAGTGGAGTAGCTTACGAGGATAAAAGTGCCGCCATATTTAGAGATACTGGTGCGTGGTTTCACATATTTTTTACACACGACCACACTGCGGGTGAAGTAAAACTGTATATAAATGGGTCTTTGACAAAAGGCTTTAGTGAAGCCACACACGGCCCAACAGAGAAACTTGCGGAAACTGGTCATATAACAACACTAATGAAACGCAGTAATGCTGGTCAGTATGTTGGTGCTTATCTTGCTGAGACTGTGCTTCTTGATGGTACCGTTGGGGATATAAACGATTTTGCAGAAGATATAAACGGAATATGGGTGCCAAAGAATATTTCGGCGGCTGGCCTGACATATGGCAACAACGGGTTTTATCTGGATTATGCTGACAGCAGTGACTTGGGTAAGGATGTATCTGGTAATGGCAATGACTTTACTGCCAACAACCTAGCCGCCAGCGATGTCGTGCCGGACAGCCCGACTAATAATTTTGCTACTTGGAATCCATTAGATAAATACAATTACAATGCGCCATCTGAAGGCAATCTTCGTGCTTTAACCGCTGGTAACAACGGTACGCAAAACTCCACATTTGCTGTGTCCTCTGGCAAATGGTATTGGGAAGCTAGAAACATTACAGCGGATTCTGGCAGTGTGGTAAGGTTAGTTGGTATCGCTAAAGAAGATACAAATCTAAGCACTATCCCATATAATAATAGCGATTGTTATTTATACTATGCTGGTACTGGCAATAAATACAATGGGTCTAGTGCTTCATATGGTGACTCTTGGGGTGCTGATGGTGACATCATTGGTGTTGCGCTTGATATGGATAATGGTGCTATTTGGTTTAGCAAAAATGGCACTTGGCAAAACAGCGCAACAGCGGCTGAAATAGCGGCTGGCACAACAACTAATGCTGCATTTACTGGACTATCGGGTACATTTGTTATGATGGTTAGTAAAACTGGCGGCACATCAAGCAATGACCCACATCACGCTAACTTTGGTCAGGATAGTACATTTGCCGCAGATGCGACTACTGGCTCTGCAAACGCAGCAGACGATAACGGCATTGGCGATTTTTATTATACCCCACCATCCGGCTTCTTAGCCCTCTGTTCAGCCAACCTACCAGAACCAGACATCAGCCCAAATGCTGCGGAACAGGCTGACGATTACTTTAACACTGTGCTGTATACTGGCACAGGCGCAAGCAACAGCATTACAGGAGTTGGGTTTCAACCTGATTGGACTTGGATTAAAGGCAGAAGCAACGCAGACTATAACTACTTAGTAGATAGCGTCAGAGGGTACACAGAACGATTATTCTCAAATCTGACTGATGGTGCGTCTGTTGAGGCTAATACCGTAGCAAGCTCTGACAGCGATGGCTTTACGCTTGGGACAGATGCTGGCGTAAATAGAAGCTCAAGCACCTACGTCGCTTGGAACTGGAAAGCGGGCGGCACAGCGGTTAGCAACACTGATGGCAGTATTACGTCAAGCGTATCGGCTGCACCTGATGCGGGTTTTGCAGTGGGAACCTATACAGGAAATGCCACAGCGGGGGCGACCATAGGCCATTCGCTAGGCGAAATTCCAGAAATGGTTATTGTAAAGCGCAGAACTAACGCAAGAGATTGGGCTGTATATCACAAAGACCAGTCAGCAACGCCGACAAATGCTTACTTGCTTTTGAACAGCACCGCCGCAGTAGCTACAGGAAACACAGCTTGGAACAACGGCACGTTTACCAGCAGTGTGTTTACTATTGGTTCACACGAACTTGTGAATTTTAGTGGTGATTCATATGTGTTTTATGCGTTTAGAGGAATTGAAGGTTATTCAGCCGTCGGCAAATATGTCGGCAACGGTTCCACAGATGGCACGTTTGTCTACACAGGGTTCAGGCCAGCTTGGGTTTTGTTGAAAGACGCTGATTCAACTTCTGATTGGCAAATGTACGACAGTAAAAGATACGCTTTTAATAAAAATAATGTAACTGAGGTGTTAGAGGCAAATCAAAGCGGCGCAGAAACAACAACAATTAATGAACTGGATTTATTGTCCAATGGTTTCAAATTACGGTCAAGCAACACTTTTAGCAACAAAAGCAGCAATTTCATCTACCTCGCCTTTGCCGAAGCCCCATTTAAATACGCCAACGCACGATAGGAGATAAGACGATGGCATGGAAACATGGATTACAAACCTTAAAGCCGGGAAAGGCTTGGACAGACTCAACGGGTCGGTTGCATCCAAAGGTGTGGATGCGCTACTCTGACGCAACAAAGACACGTTACAATATCGTGTGGGAAGAGCCACCTGCGGTTCAAGCACCCTTCGACAATCGTTTCTACTGGGGGCGTAACCTTGATGGCACATTAATACCAAGATCACTAACTGACATCAACGAAGTCGATGAAAACGGTGATCCCCTTTTGGATTCGGATGGAAACCAAATGGTTACGCTTGGCCTCAAGTCAATTCACAAAGCACAAACCAAAGTAACAGCGGGTTCACTGCTTGCCCCCACTGATTGGCACGTTGTCAAGGCGACAGAAGTAGCGGCTTACTCAGTCCCTGCAAATATCAGTCAATACCGCACCGATGTCCGCGCTGCAAGCAACACAATCGAAACTGCCATTGACGGTGCCGCAGACTTAGATGCCTTCATTGCCCTGTTCGATACACCTGTAGATGCAGACGGTAATCCGACGGGTAACGCACCAATCAATGACTGGCCTGACGCAATCTAATGGAGATGACCAGTCTCATAGATACGCTGCTTGGTCTGGTCGTGGCAGGAGTGGCTTGGTTCTTGTCTGAACAAAACAAAGAAACTAAGCGTTTGAACATCCTTCTTAACAAGACACGCGAAGAATATGCAACTCGCATGGAACTGCGCGACGACATGAGTAAGGTTATGGACGCTTTGCACCGGGTTGAAGATAAGCTAGATAAAGTATTGAGTAGGGATTAAGTATGGCAAATTTAGCAGGTAAAAAAGGCGACGCTTTAAGTGAAGAACTCGTAAAAGAGCAGACCGAACAGGCTGAACAGTCTTCCTTAGATCCCAAACAAGAAATAGTACCTGATCTTTTAGTCGAAGATCAAAAAGAAATTTTAACAGACACCAATGTTAAGATGTCTTCTGTTTCTGCGCCTGTTCCGTCTGGCCTCAGTTCTTCTATGTACGATCAGACAGCCCCGCAAGCACAGGCTGCAAATACATATCAAGCAAGTAGTGTTTCTGCACCACACAATATGCAAGCAGCACAGGGTACGCCTTCCGCTAATGCTCTTGTAAATGCTGCTCAAGGGCAACTATCTCCCGCCTCTTTAGCCCAAGCACAAACTGCCAGCTTAGATCCGCAAGCAACTGTCCAGTATCAACTAGGACAGATTATGAGTTCTGTTGCGGCTGGTCAGGCACTTCCCCCGTGGGCTTCTCCGCAAGTACGAAAAGTAAGCGCAATTATGCAGCAGCGTGGGCTAGGTTCTAGTTCTATGGCTGCAGCGGCTATGATTCAAGCCATAACGGAATCCGGCGTAGAAATTGCATCTAGAGATGCTGAAAAGTATGCAAACATCCAGCTTGCAAATTTAAGCAACAAACAACAAGCAGAATTACAAAACGCTGTAGCTTTAGCCAACATGGATATGGCTAATCTTAACAACCGACAGACTGCAGCAGTACAAAATGCAAAGACGTTTCTTACGATTGAAACACAGAACTTGACTAATCAACAACAAGCTGATACAATTAATTATCAGTCTGCAGTACAGATGAAATTATCTGACATGGCTGCTGACAATGCGGCTAAACAATTCAACGCAAAAGCAGAGACTGAAGTTGATATGTTTTTTGCAGAACTAGGTTCACAGATTGAATCTGCAAATAAACAACGTGCTGCTTCCATAGATCAGTTTAACGTTAATCAGGGCAATGCTATGGAGCAATTCAATGCGTCTATGGAAGCATCCCGCCAACAGTTCAATGCAAACATGCAATCAACTATCGATCAAAGCAACGTTGCTTGGCGCAGACAAATAAACACTGCAAACACCGCAGCAGAAAACGCAGCTAATCAGCAGAACGTACAGACGCTTCTTGGTTTGAATCAAAATTCCTTGAATAATTTGTGGCAGCTATATAGAGATCAAGCTTCGTGGTCTATGCAAATATCTGAAAATCAGCAAGAACGTGCCCACAATGCAGCTATGCAATCTGCACAAATTGCCGGAAGTAAAAGCCTGTATGACGATCAGTTCGATGACTTCTTGAAAGTCAAAGCAATCGACTCGATATTTGGATAGGGGAAAAGATGAGCAATATTTTTCAAACTGTTATGGGTAAAATAGGCAGCAGCATAGGGGCAGGGGTTACTTCCACTCTCAATACTGCGACTAGCTATCTTCCGTCTGGTGCACAAAGTTTTTTAAGTAGTGTAGGTTCATTTACAGGTGTAACCACACAAGACATAGGTGATTTTGTCGGGGACTTAGTTGGGGGTGCCTTAACACCGCCTACCGATCCTACAAAGATGAGCGATCTACCACAAGCCCCCGCAATTAGAGGCGTCGGTCCTAGTGGGGCAAAGCAGCTTGCTCGTGCCGGACAAGCCCAGATGATACCATTCGGTAACTCTGATCGTATATCCCGTGCAATTCAAGATCAACGAGTCTCCCAAAAATTAATTCAAATGTCTCAGGGATTCAGACCACCATCACCAAACATTCGTAGTGCCCCTACAATTACCCTTTCAAGTGCAAGTAGCCCGTCCGCTTCGTTGACACGGAAATACACAACAAAAAAAGTTAAAGCGTAAGGTCGTAACATTATGACAATGGAAAAGATTACTGCTGTAGCAGCCCCGCCGGGACATTCCCTTACAGATAGACCCGGACAGTGGCCGTGGGAAAGACCGCCGCAGTTTACAAATCCCGATGAGGCTCTGGACTTTGTTTTGGATAAGCTAGAAGAACCGACTCGTGAACGCGACATGCTACGCCTCATGGCTGCAGGGATATCTATCGAAGAGTTGGTTTCCCAGATTGCTTTCAAAGGTTTTATGAGTGGATTCTACACCCCTGATGTAGCCGAACTGATTAAGCCCAGTATTGGTATATACTTGTACCACAGGGGTTTGGAAGAGGGTCTTGAACCACGCATGATGATAGACCCCAACCAAGAAGAAGGTATTGTAGAGGGTGAGGTTGACGACGTTTCATTCTTTAGAATCTTGAAACAGCGCAACCCTGAATTGTTTGAAGCAATGAACGAAGAACTAAACCGACAAGAGCGTATGGAAATAGAAATGATGGCAAAGCGGGAGTCTCAGCCTGTTCAAGATACTGCACCAAAGCAGACACCGCAGTCCTTTTTAGCTATGGGGGACATGTAATATGGCAGATCCACTACTTTTAGGCTTATACGCTGTATCCCAAATGATAAAGGGCAATCGTACCCGTACTGCATTAGCGGAAGAAGAAGAAAAGAAACGCCAAGAAGCGGAAGCAAAAGCCAAAGCCGAATCAATAGTTACGCCGTACGGACGCACGACTCCTGACGGTCCAATCCAACAACTAAACATATTGGATAAAAACTTTCCCAACTACACGGTTACCCACCGTCGGTTCGGAACAGGAGAGATTACGCCTGTAGAGCCTAATGAGGTAACCAAACAGCTTTGGGAAACAGAGAGTGGTGTTGTAGGTACGCGAGACGAACTAGAAAAGCAAATCGTCGGTTTAACAGGAACCAAGTTTGGAACGTGGGACGACTTAGGTGCTCGTGTTATCGGTGACAGAACATTCAAAGGAACTTCGTATTCAACCAACTACGTTCCCGGATACAAATCTGCGGCTGAAAAAGTTGACAAGCCTGTGTTTGTTTTCGAAGCAACTAACGAAAAAGGTGAACAGATATTCGGCGCAACAAAAGCTGAAGTAGAAGCCAAAGGAGCCACGCCGGGATCTATTGGTCAAAAGTCGGTTTCTCCTGAGTTTGCTGCAGGGCTAGGGTTCAACACTGCCAGTTTGTCTACCGTGCAGAAATCATTCATTGATGTACCGGAAGAAAAAACAACAACAAAGTTTATAGGAACTTCCCCAGATGGCAAGATAGTTCGGGCGGATAGTCCTGATGAGGTACTAGGACTACTGCCTAGTCTGACTCTTGAGGATGTAGGCCAAGCAGAATATCGCGGAGATTCTTTAGTTGGAAAAATTTCATTTCCATACAAAAAAGAAGAAGATGAAGCTGTACTAAATTCTTATGTAGACGCTTACCCGTTAGATGCCGATGGAAATCGTACTGGTCCTGTTAAACAGATTCCTTTGTACGAGTACAATCAAGACAGAACCAAATTTGAACCTACAATCAACAAGGGCTATCAGGTAGATCCTACAACTAACAGGCGGATAGGTGAATTTGAACTTTTCTCTGCAAGCAAGGCGAAGGGTGCTATGGATTTATCTCAAGCATTCTTTGACATCAAGCACAAGGATAACGACGGCAAGGACGCACACTTTGTAATCGGCAAAGATTTTAAGGAGCCGGACCAGCAGCTTACCGTATTTAGGAACTGGATGGGAAGTCTTCCTACAGATAGCACTGGCAATACAGACTGGAATAAAGTAGGTCTTACTACACCAGAAAGTGTTGGCAAAATGAGAAATTTTGCTGCCTCATTGATTGAGCAAGTTACTACATTTAAAGATCCAGCTACAGGGGAAATGGTTCCTAGTCGGGATTTATTAGCCGATTTGGTGCCGTACCTAGAAAATAGATACCCGATATTAAAACAGATACCCGGATTAAAGCAGGAAGTTAGTATCCGGGCGGGGATAGACTCCAGACAAGCGATTGCTGATGCAACGGCTGTGAACAGTGTATCCCCTGAAACTGGTGCACCTCAAGAGGTTGTTGTGGCCCAAGTCCCAGCACAAGTTCCAGCAACTATGGTAGATCCCAACGCTGATCCAAGCGAACCCAGTATACCTGCACGGGTTAACTTAGCTATACCCTTTGATCCAAAGTACAAGGCTGCTGTTGATTTTGTTATTGCTGATCTGGCTCCCGGCGGTACCGAAGCAGAAATGAACAAGGCGAAACAGACGTTTTCAACTATAGTAAATTATAAAAAAGATCCAGCGGGAAATCTTTTAAAGGGGCCGCAGGGTCAGCTTATTCTTGCAGATGCCCAGCCTCAACTAGACTTTGTGAACTATCTAGTAAGCACAAAGCAGCAAGACGGATCTAACTTGTTTCCTATTTGGAAGAACATGCTTGGTTTAGACAACCAAAGAACTATAGCTAACCCAGATTTGGAAAGACAAATTATGATAGAGTTAATGTCTGCAGTAGGTAACGACTTTGATAAAGGTACGACAGTTATTTCTGCCTTTTCCCCGCCTGTTGCTGGTACTAACAAAGCTGCCTTGTTGTGGAGAGCACAAAACAACAAGGATAGTCGTCTGTTTGCCAAAGAGAGATCAAGTCGCGTACAGCAAGCTGACTCTGCCGCTAACGCGGTAAACGTCATTAGGAAAATGAAAGCTACGTATTATACGGAAGAGGGTCAGCTTATTGACATCAACACATCTCTTGGGCAATACTACGTTGCTTTTGATGGTGCTGTACACCTGTTTAATCAAACAATCGGAAGCAAATTACCGGGGCTAAAGTCTATATCCCAAAGTCAAGCTGCTGATGCTGCATATAATACAATCTTCGGAAAAGACGAAAACGGAAGACGTTATTTTACAAGCTTCTCAGAAGTTCCCCCTGCAGAAGTAGAAGAGATTGCAAAGCAACGCGGTTTCAACAATGCAAAAGAATTCTTAGAGGAAGAAAGAAAAGCCCGTGAACTGAACGAAACGGAATATAAAAGGCTCACAGCGGGTTTAGACTCCGACGATGAGACTGTAAAGAACCTTGCCCTTCGCAACTACTACCGCTTTATGGTTGCTTATTCAATGGCAGCAGCTATTCAAGGTGGCACTGGTGGTCGTACGATTTCTGACCAAGACGTTCAAAACATCCTGAAAGCGTTGAAGATGGATAGTATATTTGGACAAGCTAGTACAGAACTTGAAATTCTAAATGCTGCAGAAGCCATGCTAGTTGACATCGAAAAACATTCTCGTGCAGTAGGTAACGGAGGTATGCAAGCTTACGCAGCTATGAAATTCCAAGAATTCTCTCAGGGCAATTCTGGGTTAGATATAAATGCAGATATGATTGCAAGTAGGCTGGCTCAACCCGGAGCAAATGTAGAAGACGGTGTTGACACGTCGGTTGCTGAGATGAGCGACGAGGATAAACTAGCTAAAATAAATAAGGCACAAGGCAAATTTGCTGATACTTATGACACGTTAGAAGATGCCGTAGATGCTCTAGGTCAAACAAAAATTACACGAATCTTATCTAAGTAAGGATATCTGATGGCGATTGATGACCAGCAAACCTTAGAAGCACAGATGCTAAAGATGCAGCAAGATAAAGTTCTGACGACTATGGGCGTCGGTTCTGAAGGCTCTCCTACAAGCTACACTCAGCCTATGTCACGCCCAGAGCCTGTAGAGAGATTTCCTTCACTAGAAAAGGTAGTTGCTGCAGGATTTGAAACCCCCAAGTTTGATGTTACACGCGAACCCTTTGCTCTGGGTATAGAACTAAAAACCGACGTACAGCCTCGTGTAAAAGATCCCCGCAAAATAACTCCCGGCGTAACCTTGCAGCAGGTTATGAACTTTGACAATGACAGAGTCGTGGCAAACTTCGAAAGTGCACAAGGCGTTCGTAACGCTCAAGGCGAAGAACTTCTGTTCCCAGAAGGAATGGACTACGCTCAACGCTTGGAAGTTGCTAATCGATTTGGAACAACAAAGATAATTGATGATGAGGGAGAACTGTTCGATGTCCCGTGGGACAACCTAATATACGAACAAACTCGTTTGCCCGATCCCGATCAAATTTTAGAATTTGATGTACAAACGGGCGAAGTTGAGTTTGCGGATGGTAAAGCTACACCTGTAACAGAGTTTAAACGTATTCGTGCAGGGGACATGACTGAAGAAGACATGGATTTGTACCGTGAAGCATCTATGTTAACGACGCTAAACTTTATTGATCCAGAAATTGGTAAACCTTTGTTCGCCGACCTGATGAACAAACGTCTGATTAAGGCTGGTATAGAAGACGCTCGTACCCGTGCAGACATCATCGACTACGCAGTATCTTCTCCCGGAATGGGTGACATTGAAAAGATAGCAAGTATGGTTGGAGAAAACGCTATCAAGTTTCCTTTTCAAATGGCTCTGTGGGGCGTAGGTGAATTAGTAGATGCTGCTGACAATCTCAGCTTGGACTTTGAAGATACAGACTTAGGCTATTTCGATATACGGCATAGTGATCGTCGTCAAGCTATTATGGATACATACTGGGAGCCTCTTTCTCATCGGATGATTGCAACGATGGCTCAGAGAGGAACGAAGATTTCGTTAGCTGATGCGGAAGAATATATCTACACCATGACAGGCTTGGCACCTCGCATAGCAAAAGTTGCTGGGGAAATTATGCTTCCAACAAAAGCCGGATCCGCGTTAACTGCACTACGCTCCAAGAAAGAAGTAGCAAGATTCAAGGAGTTTTATGCGGAGCAAATTTCTAATGGTACCAAGCGTAATTTTAATGAATTATTAGAGGACTACAAGTATCTGCGTTCTGGGGTAGAGGCCGGAGCAGAACCTAACTGGTTAAACAAGGTAATTGCAAGCAGTGTTGGTAGTCGTGTAACTAAAGGTTTGCAAGTTGAAGATGCTGCTATGCAAGTCGGTCAACGTGCAGAGGTTGTATCTGCAACAAATTACTTGAGCAATCTAAAGAAGCGCAGAGCCGCATACTTCGCAGGTGTTAAAAAACGTGGGGGTACACCCGACGCAAAAGACAGTCAAGAACTTGCAAAATTCGATTTAGATATTAATAATGCTACCCTTGAACTACAGGCCATAGCCCGTAGGAGTGCCACACCTAAATTTATTCGTGATGCAAGAGTCACTGACACATATTTAGTGGTAGGTGCAGGTACAGCCGGACACATATTCCAGCAACGGGATGAAACCTACGGTGTAACAGGCGATCCAATGATGGGTGAACTCATAGGTTTAGGTAGCGCATTAATTTTGGGTTTAGCAAAGGGAAGCATACCCGCCGCTTACGCAGCCTTACAAAAAACAGCAGCATACCAAAAGTTTGGAGGAAAGAAAGCCTACGTTAAGTTCCTTGCAGAAAATATCAGCACCTATTCCCCTGAAATGCAAGAAGGTATCATTCAACGTGCAGAGTACCTAGACGAAATCTACGACATATTGATTGCAGAGGGACTGCCGCCTGAGTTGTTAGATCAGGGTTTCGGCGCAATGACAAACCTAGTCACAGTAAAAGCACTAGAAGATTTGAGTCGTAGCAAGGTTTCTGTAAAGCAAATAGGATCACTCGCTACAAAGGAACTAGAACAAGCCCTGAACGCCCAACGCACATTGGTTGCAGAACTTAGGGGTGTGCTTCAAGGTATCGAAGGCGGGGTAGGAGACACGCCAAAAGGAGACTTCTTCCGTTTGGTGCAGAGATCAATTGAGGTTGGGCAACAATCTATAGATCAACTAGGTGCAGATCTTTCTGTCATAGAAAAGCGTGGTGTTCAATATTACTTAGATCTGATCGATGGTAACAGTCAAAAGTATGGTCAACAGCTAGGCCCCGATACTGTACGTAGCTTTGATGACGCTATGGGTCGGTTGCAAGACCAGCAGTTAATCAATGCTGCAGACTTGCCAAAGATAGAATTCGACAAGGTAGCAAACGATACACGAGATAAGGTTGCAGCCGTAGTAACCAAACATGCTGATACCCTTCGTTCAGAGTTGGCAAGTGAAGCACAAGCTAAAAAGGCCGTAGTTGGGGCTGTTGGCCCTACAGTTACAGCAGCAGGAAGACGCAACGCTGCAGAAATTGTGAACTTCGATGATTCGGGAAGTTTACTTGCTGCACTTTTAGAAAGTGGTCATGCCGCTGACAAGGTAAAAGCACAGCGTCTGTATGGTGTATTAGAAGGTGGCAACTACGTCGATGAGGCAGGAAACGCTCTGGATGGCACTGTATCCGTAAATGTAAGCGACGTATTCGACGCCATATTTACGGGACTACCCGACTTGCCTCTACCTAAAATTACCGGGGAAACAATTAGACCGGGTGATATTGTCATTTTAGATCAGACCTTTCAAACCTTATCTGACCCCTTCTTTGCCTCTCTTGCAGAAGGAACCGACAAGACGGTTAAGCAAGTTGTTGCTGATCTCAAAAAAACGTTCGAATCTCAAGGTAAACAATTTAGAAAAGGCGTCAGTGATCAAACCCAAGTTGTACAGTTTATGCGTGAAGCAGCCGGAGAACTAAACAGCACTCTTGATATATTTGATATGTCCTTCAATCAGCTTCGGGAGTTGGACAAAGCAGTTCGTCACATGAGATTTACTGCCCGTCAGTCGGGTAACTTGGAAAGAGCCAATACCCTTCAGACTTTAGAAGAAGCAGTAAATAACAAGTTTGATCAGTTTGAAATCATAGACGTTGAAGGCAATCGTGCATCAATAAACTCTTTGAATGTCACCTTTACAGACGATGTAGGGCAAACAAATATCGTGCCTGTGAGAGATGCCTTGAACGAAGCCAATAGAGAGTGGGCTAAGTTTAAGTCGCGCTGGTACGACATGGATGAAAAGGCACAGGTGCCTAGATGGATGTCTTGGGGTAACAGAAGCAACGTTGATGTGTCTGTAAATAACCCTTTGGGTATACGTTACGGTACCAACCCGCGTGAGTGGTTTAACGTCAAGCAGGTCAGTAATATGGACCCAGATGTACAAGGCAAATCGTGGTTCGATTCCCTGCAACGTACTCTTGGCGATGAAGTTATTGATCCGGCTACAGGCTTGCCGCAGTACACGTTTGTTGAAGGAACTAACATGACAAACGCTGTAACAGCCACAGTAAAGACAGCCATAGCGGACTACTTTATTAGCACTCAAGGTAAAATATCTCCAGCAGAACTATCAAAACAAGCCGATACCCTAAATCAAATCTTTGTTATGCGTGGTGCAGATGGTAAGATGAAGCCTATGCTTGATATAGGCACAGTCATTGACGACGCTATCGGCTTCTCTCGTAAGACGGTAGGTGATCAAGCATTTGACACAGCAATGAATCAGGTGCAGAGTGACATACAAACCCAACTAGCAAAGACTCTAGAACCTGCAAAATTAGCAAAGAAACAAAAAGAACTAGCAGTCTCTATTCTGGAAAACTACACAGGTGCTCGTATTCCTGCAGATCAAATCGCTGATAGGCTTATTGGTGGCGGAGACTTACAACTATCTACTGTCAGACGCGAGATTAAAAATACGCTAAATGTATCCGACGAAGAGGTGGACGGAATACTTGCAGATGTTTACTTAGATGCCTTAGAAAGAAAAACGTTTAAGGCAACCGACAAGCGGGTTATGATTGCTGATGGAACAAACATTCCTGAATCGGCTATTGACTTGGATGAAATGCAGCGGATGCTGGGTACTAATGATCCAGAGAAAGCAGCCCTTGTCAAGCAGCTAATTGGTGAAAAGCGTTACAAAGTTTGGGATGCCACCTCTAAGCTTCTTGCTGACAGACAGGTAACCAACCAAAGTGGGCAGTTTGATATTACAGGTGTTCCTCGTTCATTTAGTATGGAATCGTACATAAGTCGGTTTTATGCAATTAATCGTGGGGTTATCAGCCCTCGCTATGTTATCAGTGAGGCATTGTTACAGCAGTTCAGGAACAAACGGTACAACACCCTTCGATCTATTCTTTCTGATCCTGAATTGGGTGGCATGTTCCTTGAAATGGTGCGTACAGGAAAGCCTTTGACTGCAAAGAGGGAAGCCGACTTTTATAATATCCTAGTTGCCTCGTACGCTAAAACGGCAAACACAATTGGCAAACCAGAACCCGTGACTATGGAAGATAAGTATGGCAGGGCATTTACCCTCTATCCAGATTTAGACAAGGGAATTCCTGTAACTGGACGCGACGCCATTGTGGGTGAAGGTGTTCGCATACCGCTTTTCCCAGAGATCGGAAAACGATCAGAAGACTTTAAACAACCCTCAATATTTAATTAAGGATGAAATGATGAAACAGTATTACAACGGTCAACGCAAAGGTATGATGTACGGTGGCAACACCCGTAAACCTATGATGTATGGTGGCAAGGCAACCAAACCTCGCAAGAAAATGCAGATGGGCGGCAATACCATGTCTGCTCCTCAACAGAAACAACAGAAACAAACTATGGCTAGTATGTCTCCGATGATGCCAGCGGCACCTATGCCAAATTCGCAACAGCGCACACCAATGGCTGAAGGGGGCAAAACATTCCCCGATCTAACAGGTGATGGTAAGGTTACCAGAAAAGACATTTTAAGGGGTCGGGGCGTTAATTTGATGTACGGCGGAAAGGCAAAGAAGCGTGGCAAATAAATACGTACGTGCTCCTAAAGGCTATCACTGGATGAAGCAACGTGATGGCAGCTATAAGCTAATGAAAAACCCCTCAACCGGATACAAGCGGCATAAGGGGTCTTCTATTCGTGCAAGATTTGAAGTACAGAAGGTACATAAAAAGACTAAATAAACCGACTGGATTTCTCCATCATTTCATCACCCATCGATCTAAGATATCTTAACAGGGATGCTATTGAGTGTGCACCATCATACTCTGGCATCCCTTTATTTATTGTAGCTTCGAATTGATCCGGTGGTATACCATCCCAAACCAATTCAACATTTCCATCCTGATTCAAATACGCTGTAAATTGAAATAGGTTAGCCTTATGCTGCTTCTTTGCCATTGACAGTCTCTAGTTCTTGTATTGCTAGGTTGTAACAGTCAGCCTTGAAAACAAAGCCGTTGGCAGGATCAACATCACCCACCCGATATTTTATTGCCTTCTTGTAGTAGTCTGCTTTAGGTATCTCTCCCAATATCCAAGCCTTGCTGTGATCGGTAAGGATGCGGACAAAGACATAGCTATCGCAGTCTTGCTTCGTACCGTGTGCCGCTACAGAACAATCGTAGTTAGGTGCAGGGGTTGTGTTGCACCGCTTAGTCTTTACGTCAACACGTCGGTTTCCTACCATCAAGTCAAAGTCTTTGTTGTTGGCTTCGATACCGCCAGTGTAATCCTGTACGATAATCTCACCAATAGCACCGACAACATTAGATAGACTACCCGTTATGCTGCCCTGTAGATTACCTACAGAGGCGGCTTTCTTTTTGGCACGGGCAATGATGCTAGGAGTTATTTTTATTTGTATCATCTTCTTCTCTGGGTAAATAGACTAAAACAAACGAGCCGCAGTTGGCACAACTAAGGTTGGTGACCATAGAATGATCTGGATCATCATCCGTATCATGGTCACCGCCCCAAGTCAAGTTGTAACTACAATGCCAACAGTTCATGCCGCGTTCAAATCCACTACTTCACACACACCAGCAGTACATGCCAGTTCTCTAGATCCAGTAGTGTTATCCTCTTTTTCGAACTCTGTCAACTTGTTCCAGTCGATAACAACGTCCTTGTATTGTTCGCGCCATTCTAGGTATTCATCTGGTTCGATGTCCTGATACGGAGCCTGTTGGTATGTGTGATCGCTGTGAGGCAAGAACGACACCCCTGACGCCACGTCAAAGTTTTCATACACCCACGCACCAACTTCCATCCACTCGTTTTCTTTTACCGTAACGGTGATAGAAGGCTTGTGTTCGCACCAGTGAATTGCGTACGTCTTCCACAGTTCTAGCTGTTGAATAGCTGTCATCTGTGTGCGTGTCACTGCACCCTCTGGTGACTTCATAGCAAACGAGAACACGGTAACACTATCAGGCTTCATCATGTCACGCTCGTTGTGCAGTCCCTGCTCAATAAGGAACTGTGTCAAGGGGTCTTTGTTGTCACCACGAACTGTGCGGATGTAGTAGTCGTTGTGTCGTGCGTGAATACCACTAGCTGCGTCCACGAGTTGAGATACAGTACCCGATGGCTTTACACAGGTGATTGCTGCACTCTGTGGTATTCCAAGCATAAGGGCAAATTTCTCGTTCGTATCGACTGCCTCTTGTCGCATTTCTTCTAGCCAACGCTTGCTGTCTACGTTTTTTGAAAGCACGGGATGATCCATGATACCAGTCAAGGATACGCCCAACAAACGCTCTTCCTCTGTGTTGTCCTTCCATATCTTCCTCAAGTATTTAAAGTCTGTCAAGGTGGATTGTAGGGTTCCCAAGATAGTTGCAAGACGAACCTTGCGTTTGAGATCATCCAACGAGTCGGCTTCACGAACCACCACCTCTGACAAGTTACAGAACTGATAACCACGTAGGATGATTTCAGAACACGGGTTGGTTCCCCACATGTGCCCTTGCTCACGGCGTCCGTTACGACCGACTTGTTTGTCTGCCGCCTCACGGTTAAACATACCACGCTCACCAGACTTGCTGTCATACAACGCAAGCCACTCCCGCATAAACGTACCCATCTCTGGCTTCGTTTTATACGCTACAGAGTTGTTTGCCAGCGCACGTTGTCCTTCGTTTTCCCACCACATGCCTGACTTGGCGTGTGCCATCTGATCGTCGTTTAGGTTAGATAAACTAATTAGTGCAGAACGACGTACGCCCCCTACAACTACAACCTCGCCTATTTTACACATGATGTCGTGGCATTCGATAGGAAACAACCGACGCCCTTTAGCTTTCTTGAATATACTAACAGTAAAATCAAATAGGTCTAACAGCGGCTGTGGTCCGCTTGCACGTCCCCCCATCACTTTCAAACGTGAACCTGCTCCCCGTATCTCAGAAACATCCCAGCTTGGTACCTGACCTGCATACAACAACGCAATTAGTTCACGTAAAGATTTAGCCCATCCGGGTTTACTATCAGCAACTTTTATAGTTATGTCGGATTTATTAAAGTTGTCGGAAACTACAGGAAGCTTATCGACGTTCTCTCTCTCCACACTAAACCCAACACCAGTACCACACATCAGAATATACATACATTCATCAAACGCACGTGGGCTATCAACAGGAATGTAGCTACAGTTATAGCCACAGATATTGTCACGAGCAAGAGCCGGACCTGCTGTCATCATTGCTCTCATAGATGGCATCACCTTCAGGGACAGGATACCTTCCTCGATTTCTTCGCGAACAGACGTAGGCAGTTCTACACCGCATTTACCTTTTACCTGTTCGAGCATAAAAGCTATGTAGCGGTCTACAGTTTCGCCCCAGTTCTCTCTGCGCTGTTCGCTATCTATCCAGCGAGCATAGCGTGACTTGTGAATGAATTGTTGATATGATGTTGGTAGCATGTTGCTCATGTCTTATTCCTTCTCTGTTGTTTCGATCAGTTTGTTGAGGTACCACTGGGCTTTTTTAAGGTCTTCGATTCCGTTTTTGTATCTGTACCGCCAGAGGTATTTGATGATATTTCCTTGCAGGTAGTATTGAAACCCATCGTCTGTCGCCGCCGCGATTGCTTCAATGCACTCGACACCTGCTTGATTGTAGTGTGCCGGACTGTTGACAAGATCTACACCCCCGTATGCTTCTTTACCCGCTTGTTCTGCTAGATCATAAGATGGCGGGTAGTCTTCTATTCTACCTACATCTATCTTAGATTTCATAAATTGTTCGTGTCTCATTGTTCTGTACCAAAGTCCACTCTAATCACATTGTCTTCAACCGACTTGATAAGCTTGGGGTCTTCAACCTCTGCTTCATCAAGCATCTCTTGCCCTGCTAAACGAAACTTCACAGACGCTACACCTTGATCGTACAGTTCATCTGTATGAAGTCGTATCATATCAATTGCACCTTCTTGTATCAACATAGCAGGGTTGAAGTCTTCATCGTCATCGTATGTATTGCCTGTCGTATCGTATGCTGACAGAGTAAATTCCCCGTTACCTGTCGGTCTTAGTATGATGTAATACCTGTCTGGTAATAGGGATGCTGCTTCCATAGCCTGATTAAATTCGTCGTTGTCACTCATTTTTTATACCAATCTGTGGGTATCGCACCTTCTGCCCACTCAAATTTATAACGTTCACACCATGCAGCATACGTCGTCTTACTGCCTTTGTAAATCTTATTCGACGCTCTTAGGAACACAAATCGTATGTCCAACTCAGGGTGCTGTCTCTTTACAAGCAGCATTTTTACCCTGTCATCTTTGGTCAGGTGTCCCTTTGCTTCAACGTATATGTCGCTTTCAGGAAGATAAAAATCTGGTGTATAGTTACGGGGTTCAGGAATATACTGGAATTTAGAATTTTCATATTCAAAAGGAACTTTGTTATCCGTAAGTATCCTAGCTAAATTAAGTTCGAATTGTGATCTGTATCCCGCTTTTTTCAAAACTCTAATCCTATCGACTGAAATCTTTTTATCAAGTACCCTGCCAGTTTTGGGGATAGTCTTTCGATGTTGGTAAGTTCTGTTGTTAAAGGGTGCATCGGCACACATACATAAGCCCCGCTAAACGCTGTTCTACTAATTTTCTGTAATTCTTCTTCTACAGTTCGCATGTCTCGCACTTCAGTTTCTGCTTGAAGAGATCCATCCTTGCTATAGTTGTTTACAAGAGTGAGGGGTAGCCCGTTTTCATGCAAGCGCATTTGGGCTACCCGACGTTCTCCCCCAGACTTGGAAGCCGACTCGATGTAGATATGATGCAAGCTTTTGTTCATGCTCATCAGATCCACCTCATAGTTTTTAACAAACAAGTACGGCATCACACGTCTTTCTTCTTCAGACTAGAATACCACACTTGTGGTGGATTCTTAGCCCGTGACGTAACACGGTCGTGTAAGATCGCGTTAGGCCAGCAATGGTGTCTGTAACCACACAGGTTGCATTCTTTAGGCAGTAGTTTGTTTCCAGTCTCTATAATCTCGCCATCCTTCTTGTACGTTTCAGGCACAGCCTTGTACGGCTTGAATGGCTTTACGTCTGGGTTGTTAAGAAACTTGATACGCTCTGCCGCATCCTTCAGGTATGCTTCTTTATCGTCTTGTGACCAATCAGGAACTTCAACAATAGCTACCTGACCGTTGGATTTGTTTACGACAATCCACCCGCCAAACGGCATGTCTGTTGCTTCAGCGTACAAGAACCCCTGCATAAGATAGCCAAAGGGATCATCTTCCTTTAGCTTTTCATATCCACCCAGTCCTGTAAACTTATAGTTGAATGCCCAATCACTGGCTGACTTGACATCCCAAACCTTTTCAACGCCCATCTCATCACGGATGATAACGTCAAGAGTTCCCTTTACTACTTCATCACCAATCTTCAATTCAACAGCACGTTGGTAGTCAACGATGTCTACCCCCGCCTCTTTCATAATTAGCATGATGATAGATTCGGTTAGGTCACCGAACATAAACCTGAACAGGGTGTTGTATTCCATCTCTTCCTTGATGCCCTGCTTGTCCAACACCTGTTGGCAAAGAGGACGACCCAAGCCTGACATACGAATACGATAACCACCACGTTCAGTTGTAAGTTGTTTAACTACAGAGTCGCTGCATTCTTTTTGGAAGGCAGCAAGAGTCTCAGGGGAGACAGTAGTTTCCCCCCTGAGAGCCTTAGTCATGTAGTCTTGTATTTTAAGCAGCGTTAGCATCTTCGAAGTCCGCCGCCAGATCAATGTCGTCATCGTCAGCGATAAGCTTTACAGCTTCACGATACTGATTCATAACGTTCTCATTGTGACCCTTTACAGTCTCTGCAAACAAGCCCATGAGTTCCTTGTCCTGATCTGTGATATCGACTTCTTTCTCCAATGCTGGTACAGGAGTCCAGAAAGTTACGCTACCATTTTTATGGCGGTGTGTAGTAAGGGAGATTTCACACTTTTGCATAAGCTTCTTCTGCTTAGACAAACCGCGAATAAAATCGTTGATGGGGATAAAGCCGGAACGCTTAAAGTATGCAACCACTGGTTGATCTTCGACCTTTACGTCAGTTCCTTCTGCTGTCTTGAAGTCACCAGATATCTTACCATAGATAACCTGATTACAATTAACGGCACGTGATCGCAAGTAGGCGGGGTCATCTTTCGATAGTTTCTCCTCTTCCTCACGAGTTAATCTTCCAGCTTTATTGATACCATCGGTTGATGGGAACATACCAGACAGCGTCGGTTTTTGTACCGACTTAGATGAAAAGGCACCACTCTCCTGATCCCACAGGCTATATTCAAAAGTACGCAGTATAAATCTCATGCTTACTTTCTCTGCGTAGATAAACCGACCATCTAGGTACATCTTCCAAGAACCACGAGGCAAGGTCTGACCATCTTCAGTCTCTGTATCGTAGTTAATATTAATGCGGGGCAAACCGACTTGACGGTTACTATTACCGCCTTGACCGCTTGCTTCCATTAGGGCTTCAGCATCGTCGTTATTAAATGCTGAAACAATTGCGTCCATATCGTCAATATTCATTACGTCTGTCCCTGTATCCATGATAATCATGCTCCTTTTTCTAGGGTTGTAGATAGATATTACAGTTCTATTTCTTCTGAGTCAAGCCAATTTTTGCCTATTTTTAATTCTATTCCGACAGGCATGTCATACTCGACACCATACCGATTAACTGTTTCTTCAGGTAAACTCTGCATAGCATAGGCTAATAGGTTGATGCAAGTTTCTTTTTCATCTGGGTGTACATCCAATACAATCGAATCGTGCACAGTGTTACAGATTACAGAATTTAATTTTCTTGATCGCATCATCTTATCTAGGCGAACAAGAGCGGCTGGCAACAAGTCGGCTGTTGCAAACCCTTGTACTGGATAGTTACAGATAGCCGTACGATTCGTGGCTGTACCCCACTCAGTCCAACGTGCAGACGGGAAAGCGTACTGTCTGCCGCTGGGCAGGGTAATTACTTTTGTTCGCACTGCTTCTTTCTGCAGTTCTTTGTGCCACTCTGTAACACCCTCATACTTTTCCTTAAACGCACGATAGTAGCGTTGCTGATTTTCTGTGCCACTGACACCACCATACAAAGGTTTGAACGTGTGCGCCTTTGCTTCTTGACGTGTGCATCCGATAACACTTGCAGTATAGCTGTGAACATCTGTACCATCCTTCACATCGATATAGGCTTGTCCGTCTTTAGACAGGAATCCAGCCACCCTAAACTCTAGTTGCGAGTAATCCCCTTCAAGTATAAAACCGCCCGTGAAGCGGCTCTCGACAACCTTCCGTATAGCGAAGGTACTTCCACGCGG